GACTGGCTTGCTCGCCCATCCCAGCAGGACATCGACGTGATCAATAAGATTCCTAACGTGAATCGTGTGAAGATCGTCGATGGCCTGACGCAGACGGCAGTGCGGGCAGCTCGCGAGGGCAAGCCGGTGCATATCGATGCGAAGTCGGCACAGTTTTTGGGGCCGAAGAACATCGCCCTGATCGCAGCCGCCGTTGCCCACAAGCAGACTCCGGCAGACCTGAAGAAGAGAGCAAAGGCAGTCCAGAATGACAACCGCTGAGCTGTTGACTCACTACGAGACCTGCGACCGGAAAGGGGTATGGTCGCAGGCTTGGGAGCGTCGCCGTCTGGATGCAGCGACCATCCTGCGCCGTGCCATTCGAGCCGGTGTCACGGAGGAGCGGGAAGACTTTGGCGAGGCCGCAGGGGAGGCGGTGATGGACCTTGCCGTAGACCCTGGGATGGAGATTCCTTCGAGCCGTTACTTACATGAGTCGGTGATCCATCATGCCGCCCTCGCGGACATGCTTACCAGCGCCGTCAGGCGACCGAAGAGCAAGCCGTGGCTGTTACCAGCCCCGACGACGCTCGGAGACGCACCTTGGGCCTCCAGTGCGTTTCTGGACCCATCTGGCACGAAGCTGAGACGGTTTGTGCTGGCTACGTCGTGGAGCGACAGTCGGCACTACCAGGAGACGCGGAGCTGGTACTCGCTGGGTGAGATGGCGGCGTATCGTCTGCCTATGACGATGGTGGTGCTGGTGATCGGACAGCACCGTGACGGGCGACGGTCGTCTCCGTGGACTAGGGGGTTCCTCCATCCGCAAAACCATAAGTTGAGGTTTCGCAAAAAGAGCCGGTCCTCGTTCGAAGTCTTCTCGGATAAGTGGGAGCACGTCTGGCGGGAGGACCGGGGAGAGATCAGCACCCATCAGTGGCTCCAGGCGATGCTGGAGGATGACATCCTGCGGGATGTCTCCTTCACCGTAGACATCCCGGAGTTGTCGCGACCCAGCCAGGATCGCATCAGCACGATAGCGAATCGGAAGCTGGAGAGGCTGGCCAAGACGAAGAAGCTACCCGAGCCAAGCCTCAGCGTATGCGACCGTCCCCTGTGCCCGTTCCGTGGCTGCTGCTGGTCGGAAGAGCCGTATGAGCCATCGCTCAAGAGCGGGTTTATACAGGTGGGAGTAGGTGTGGAAATAGGTGGGGGAAGTGGTGGGAATTGAAGGTATCGAGCAGAAATTGGAAGGTAATGGAAAGATGCCTCAAAGCCGCGTGTTTATTGGCCTTGAGGCATCTTGAGGCGCTTCGTGGTAGGCGGAGGATATACTCTTTCCCCTGCTCCGAAGGCAGTTGCTCTAACCAACTGAGCTAACCGCCCACGCCTTTATTTTCAACTACATAACCATTTGTTTCACTTCGACTTTTTGCAATAGGTGTGACTTTAGGTGGGACTCCTGCAACTTCGACCCCTCCACGGCGCTGCGCATGTCGTCCAGGCTGAAGTGACCATAGATCGAAGCCATGCGCACGATCTGACCCGGACTCCAGCCTAGAATCTTGCCCGCGATCTCAATCGGCACCTTGCCGTTTCTCATGCGGGTGTAGACCGTATGACGGAGGTCGTGGAAGCGATAGGGAAGGCGTGGCACCTCGGGAGACGGCTTACCCTCCTCCGGCTCCGGCACCCCGGCAAGGATGCGAGCGGCACGATACCGGGCTGCGGTCCACGCCGTTTTGATAGAGCCGACAGGCTGCGTCGGATCGCAGTCGTAGATGTAGGCTGCCCTCAGACCTTCCGTTTTACTGTAGCGCTCGGACTGAAAGACATAGTGCTCGGGCTCGCGATGGGGGAAATGCTTTTGCCACTCCATGAGACAGGTGGACGCCACTTCACTCAACGGAACCACGCGACCTGTCCCGGAAACGGTCTTGTCTTTCCCCCAGGTCAGGCAGCGATTCACGAGGTCTACATTCTTCCACTGGAGCTTGCGAATCGTTCCGATGCGAGCGCCGGTCTCTAAGCCAAGCAGAACGATGGGGAGCAGGTTGCGGGAGAGCGAATAGGAGCAGGCCGACAATAGCGCAAAGCACTCTTCATCGGAGAGCACCTTTCCGGCGCGGCAGTTATCTTTCAACATTCGAATGTCAGGCAGTATGCGAGCCCAATGCCCCGACCGTTTGAGAATGGCGCGGAAGGTTTCGATGTCGATATTGACCGATCTGGCGGAAGCGCCGCCTTCGAGTCGTCTCTTTTGATAGCGAGCTACGTCGATAGCTTCGATCTCGGAAATCTGCTTTTTTCCGAAGACCGGGAGAAGGTGCTTGAGGCTGTTGGTCTTCATCTCTAAGGTTTTGGGAGCAAAGGTGACGGACCTTAGTTCTAGGTACTCTGCTGCCGCTCTCTCGAACGTCGGGATGGAGGCGGGTGCAACGAGTCCGGCACGACCTTCTTCGAGGGCTGATCGCCGCGCTCGTTCCACGCGATCAGCCTTCGCTTTGGTGCGGACCCTCGTAGATTCCACATATCGCTTCCCAGCGAAACAGAAATCCATTGTGTATACCGTACTGCCCTTCTTTTGGTAGGTAGCCATAATGCAAGTTATTCTATTGCATTTTGTGGTCGATTGTTGCTATATGTAGTCAATCGACGACACGAGAGGGCTTCAATGGTAACGAAATATCTCAACGTGAAAGAAGCGGCAGCTCACCTGGACGTAACGCAGAAGTGTATCCGGCAATGGATGGAGCGGGGCAAGCTGCCCTACTCGCAACTGATGGGCAAGCACGGCAGGATTCAGATCAGCGTGGAAGACCTGGACGCGGTGCGGGTGAGGCATGAGCGGCTGGACCTGGACGGTAAAAAGCCAAGCGCCGGGGTGACACTCGACAGGCGGAGGACCGCATGATCGAGCAGCTTAGTGGAACATTGTTGGCGCTGCATGGGCTGTAGGCAGAGGCTCTGACACCGCCCACGGCTTGACCCCGTTACAGCGCTTCAGTGCGAGGGTGGCTCTGTCCAGCGCCTCTACCTCGCTCAGGATCGTCTCGTTTTGACGAGCGATGATCTTCTGCTGATAGTGGCTGACGACCATCTGCCCGATGACGATGCAGAGATAGGTTACGGTTTGGAGGAAGAAGGTTTTTCGGCTCATCGAATGAGTGCTCCACCAGCGAACGCAACGCAGAGTCCAATCAAAATTCCAAGGGCAGCAGTGAGTAGATGTCGCTTCATTAGGTCCATTCTCCATCCATGCCTGGGAGGGCGTCGAGGTCCGGGGTCTGCTGCTCAACAGGGAGGCCGGAGTTGGCGGGAATTGAGCCCATCGTGTCAGGATCAACTTCAGGAAGAGGAGTACCGTTGAAGATAATCGGTGCCCTCGCAATCTCGGGAGCCTGCTTGATGCCAAGCTGATTCTTCATCGCTCGGATCATCTGATGAAGGCCGGGAATCTCCGCATTGAGGCGGCTGACTGCCGCCTGTGCGATGGCCAGCTCCTTCGTCTTCAGCTTCAGCTCCTTCTCCGCGTGCTTGAGCGCTAACGCAAAGGTGCCGTTGGGGGTGGTCTTTTTGGTAGTCATGCTTCGGTTTCCTTCATGGCACAAGAGAGACAGAGAATCCGGTGATTGGCGTGCGACCGCATCAGCTCGTGACTGCTGGGGGACGACCATAGGATCGCATCGCAGGCCGCGCAGCGCTCCTGCCGGGAGCCGCTGATGCCGACATGGTACGGGCCGCAGACCACCGTCAGCAACTCCTCCGGCTTTTGCGGCTCATACGCCTTGAGAGTGCCGTCGCGAATCATCTCAGCGATCAGCCTTGCCCATTCGGGGTGAGTCTTCTTCCAGTTGCGAATAACCTCCAGCTCATCCAAAGGCCACCGCCTTGTCGTGCTCCGCCGTGTCTACCGGACGGACATCGTTGAACTGATATTGGCCCTTTCCTGTGGGGTGAAAGGTCGCCTGTCTCCCCCGAGCCGCCGCCAGCAGCCATCTGTTCACGGCGTCAAGCCCGATTGTTCCGAGGCCAACCGACTCGCAGTAGCGTGCGACATCAGCGTTGTCGAAGCTGGTTTTTCCGTCCCTGCGCAGGGCCGGGAAGACGCGCTCCCGCACCTCCTGTATGCCGAAGCTCGTACTACGCGGAGTTTTATGACGAATTGCTTTCGAGACTGCGCTCGGACGTATGGCCTGGACGGGCGGAGGTGAAGGAGGCGGAGGAAGTATGGTCAGCAGTTCCGCTGCTTCGCTGGCAAGTGCGACGTGTTTCGCGATGTACTGCTCCAGTTGCGCTTGTTTGATAACGTCGGCGTCCTGTAGCTCTTTCAGCTTTGCGATCTCTAATCCATACGTCGCAATGCGGTCAGTCGTCGCACTCAACTCCTGCCGCGCTCGTTCCAAGATGATGCTCATCTCATCCTCCTCGTTGAAAGTGTGATGTGGTGTGGGCGGTTCGATTGCACGCTCCGCAAGAATCGTGGAGGTGACCTGCACCAGTCCCTCACGGCACTGGCCAAGATACTTATCCATCGCTGCCTGACCTTGCTCATGGAGGAGGCGGTTCGCCTCCTTGAGCTGATCGCTCGACAGCGTTTTTGGAGCCGATGGACGCGGAGGTGGATCGCATCGAACACGCAGGTCGGGGTGATATACCAACGTCTCTACCGGCTCCGGCTGGGCTGGTTTGGCGACCACCACTGGCGGAGGCGCATCGATGATCTCAAACTCATCCTTCACCTGTGCGCCGGGAATCGCGGAGGCTGGATCAATCGGAACCAAAGAAAGACCCTTGAGAGCAACTAGGTCTCCAAGGGTGTTGTTGGTTGTTCGTTTGTTTTTCGGTAGATCGTTGCGTCCCCAGGTGCGAGCGAGATCGGGATGGGTTGACCTCAACTCCCTGCGAATGGTGGCAAGGGCGTTGACGTAAAAGCTGGGTGCGCTGGGAGTTTTGGAGTAGACGAAAAGTTTCCCGTTAGGAAGTCGATATTTGTTATGTCCCGTACCCGACGGTAGCCTCTCAGCCCCACATTGCTTAAGCAGGTTGAATAACTCCTGCTGTTCGAAGTGAAATGACGGCATCTGTGCGTTCCTCTCCGTACTGCGTCGCGACTTCGCCTTCAGGCTACAACGGATTACAAAATCTGTCAGCAGCAAAAGCATACAGTGCGAACATCCCGACTGCAACGGTGCCTTTAGATTGCACCGTTATACCTCACCTTCCCACCAGTGTTCGCACTGCACGCATACGCTGTTGACAGCCACTCTGCGGGGTCTTATTTGTAGTCAACAGGCGACACACCATGACCCCCAAACGACTCTCCCTGGACGATGTTTTGAGTATCCTCCGCACCCGACTCGGGGCCGGAAGCGCTCGCGAGATGGCGGAAGAGCTGGGCGTCTCCGCAGGCTATCTGCATGACGTGCTGCGGGGTAATCGCCAGCCCGGTCCTTCCATCCTCGCCCCGCTCAATCTCGAAAAGATCGAAGAGATCACCGTGTACTACCGCAACGCCAGAAAGCAGGCACGATGACTGACCGCCCGTTCCTTGCAGCAAGCGAAGTGCTTGCCCCCTCACTCGCCAGCAATGACCCGAAGGTAGCCCTGATCGCTGCCAAGTGCGCAGGGTTGCTGGCTGGCTACGACGCCCGCTGGCGCAACGCTCCGTACCGCATTGATTCCGTCGAGTCGGTAATGACCTCGGACCTCTACAACCCGGAGACCGGACGCAAGAGCCGCAGCTTCACTACTGCCGGGAAGCTGGACGTGCGGGCGACTGAGATTGCGACCGGCAGCAAAATCCTCTTCGACCACAAGACCACCTCCGTAGACATCATCGACCCCAACGCGCCGTACTGGAGGATTCTCCAGATCGAAGGGCAGGTGAGCCATTACATGCTGCTCGAATGGCTGAACCAGAACAAGGTGGACTTTGGTCTGTGGGACGTGATCCGTAAGCCGTCGATCTCCCCCAAGGCGGTGGCGAAGGCCGACGCAAAAGAGGTGCTGGCATCGCGCCGATACTTTGAGTTTGAGCTGGACGACTACGAGCTGGGTCAGTTCGAGGTGGATAGCCGGGAGACGACGGCGATGTATGCGGCCCGTCTCGCCCACGACTGCACGCATGAGCGACCGGACTGGTACTTCCAACGTCGCAAGGTGGCTCGCCTGGATGCAGAGGTACGGGACTATGCGATGGAGCTGTGGGGGCACGCGCAGGACATTCTGCTGACGCGCAACACCGGGCGCTGGCCGCGCAACTCGGGAGCGTGCTTCACCTACAACTCGCCGTGCAAGTTTCTCGGCATTTGCAGCGGTCACGATTCCGTCGATAGCGGTGCGTGGGAGACGAAAGCCTGGGTGCATCCCGAGCTGCCGGTACTCAACAACGGGCGAGGGGTAGACGTGCTGACCAACAGCCGCGTGCGCACCTTTCAGAGCTGCCGCCGCAAGCACTATTTCCAGTACGAGCTGGGGATCGAAAAGATTGACGAGGAAGAGAAGGAAGCTCTCTTCTTCGGCAACATGAAGCACGAAGCGCTGGAGCAGTATTTTCTCGCGCTGAAGAAGGAACAGCAGACGCAGGGCATGTAACGAAAAGGAGAACAAGATGGCAACCCCAACCGCAGTGCGTACTGCCCGAGCAACGGGCTCGGGATCAGTCGCCGCGAGCAAGATTTTTACTCCGGCAGACATCACCACGAAGAGTCCAGCTCTTCCTAACCGTTATGCGTTCCATGCGGCACCGGGCTTTGGCAAGACGAGCATTCTGGCCTTCAGCAATGCGCCGATCTTTCTGATGACTCGCGGAGAGGATGGGTTGAAGTCGCTCATCGCATCGGGCCAGTTGCCGGAGACGCCGCAGTGAGCTTCCTGCGTACCGAAGATCATAACTACAAGACCCTGGTGCTCGACACCGCCAACGGAGCAGAGCGCTTGCTGCATGAGTACGTCTGTGAGCGCGACTTCGACGCCGACTGGACCGATAAGGGCTTTATGGGTTACATGCGCGGCTACGAGGTCTCGCTGGCCGACTGGAGGACGTTCCTCAACTCGCTGGACGAGCTTCGCCGCGAGCGTGGGATGACGATCTTCTTTCTGCTGCACACGAAGGTGAAGACCTTCAAGAATCCCAACGGAGCAGACTACGACCGCTACGCGCCGGAGATGCACGACAAGACGTGGGCGGTGACGAAGGGATGGCTGGATTGCATCTTCTTCGGCAACTTTGAGGTGGTGGTGCGACAGGGGAACAAGATCGTTGACTCCTCGAAGAAGGGTAAGGCAGCGGAGTCCTCCTCACGCATTCTCTACACCAGTTCCGACAACCCAACCTTCGACGCGAAGAACCGCATGGGACTGCCGGAGGAGATTGAGATGGGCGACGGGCCTCAGGACGGCTGGCGCAACCTTGTGACCGCGATGAAGG